CGGACGCTGACCTGCAGATTCTCGGTTACACAAACGCCTCGGACGATTTCTATTTCCCGATACAGCGCGACAAAGGAACAATAGCGAAAAATATCACGGACGCCCGCGACCTTATGGCTGATTGGGCAAACGTATATAATTTCTCGTTCAATAAAGACGTGAAAACGGGCGCGAAAAACAAGATATTTGTTCCCGAAATTTGGAGCGTCATCACACGGCACGCGAAACAACTCTCGACCTATGCTCATTTGACCGTTCCGCTCAAAAATTTCAGTCAAATTTACGCAAAGAACATAGGCGACAAGACGCACGTTCAGAGTATCAGAAACACGCTCAATGAGCAGGTATGGGGCGGTGCGGACGCTTATTTAAGCAAGTTATTTGCCGATATTCAAGGCAAGGCGACGAGTAGTTCCGTGATTGAGAAACTGCGCGGCGCATACGCGAAATATCAACTCGGCGCAAATTTGAAAGTCATCGTGTCGCAGTTGACGTCATATCCGACAGCGGGAATCGAACTTGATTTTCGCTCTATGGTAAAGGGCGCGGTTATGAAAACCGATTATGCCGCAATGGATAAATACTGTGATTATGCCCGCGTCCGTAACTACGAAAAAGGCGTCGTAAGAGCGGAGGGTGTGATTGATAAGGTCGGTAAGGTAGGCGATATTTTCACTAAGCCTATACAATGGACGGACAGAGCCGCAATCGGTAAGATTTGGAACGCGTGTCAGGTGCAGATTGAACGCAACGACGGGCATAAGATAGGAACCGTGGAGAATATGCAAGCCGCAGGCGTGCTGTTAGAGGAGGTTATCAGACTTACGCAGCCGAACTACACAAACACGGAGCGTTCCGCGCTTATGCGTTCCGATAGCGATATTGTACGCAGTTTTACAATGTTTACGTCGGTGCCGCTCAAACAACTCTCGCGCCTCGTCGAATCAGTCGGGGAATACAAAACTCTGCGGCAAATGATAAAATCGGGCGATACAAATGCCGATATTCAGAGCAGATATAAAAAGGCGAAAAAACGCCTCGGTAAAACGCTTGCCTCGATAACAGTTGCAAACCTTATGTACACAATGGTTGCGCAGTTCTTTAAGTGGCTATATGCCAAAGACCGCAAGGATAAGGACGGCAACGAGATAAGTTTTGTACAAGATTTCTTTACTGATTTTGCAAGCACGACAATAGGAATGTTCCCCGTCGTAAAAGATATATACAACTATTTCGCAAACGATTACGAGTTTAGCAATTTTGCGTATGACAGCATAAACAGCATTTTGTCTACGACGAAAGATTTGTTTGAGGTTGCGACAAAGGCGGCGGGCGGCGAATCGTTGGAAACGTCCGATTATATGAAACCGCTCAGAAACTCGCTTTATGCAATCGGACAGATTACGGGCTTGCCGATAAGGAATATCAATAACACGATTAGCGGCGTTATCAAGCGTTTTAGCCCTGCGACGGCGTACAAGTACAATTCTATGTTTTATAATGCGCAGTACAGCAAGGATATAAAAGCGGCGTTAGCGAACGGCGATACGGAACTTGCCGATACGATTATGAGCCTTATGCTTGATGAGGATAAGGCGGGGAACCTTAGTGCGGGCGCGAGAAAAAAACTCATCGAATTGTACGAGCAGGAGTATGAGGTGTTACCGCGCAGCATAGGCGATTCCGTAACGTATAACGGCGAGAAAATCGAACTTACAGCGAAACAGCGTGAGAAATTCAAGAGAGTTTACGGAAAGGCGAACGGCTATATTGAACGTATGGTGCAAAACAAGTCATTTGCAAAACTGTCTGCCAATAAACAAGCAAAAGCGATAAAACAGGTGTACGACGCGTATTACGATAAGGCTTTAGCGGAAACACTCGGCGTATCATCGAACAATAAACTTTTGCTCTTGTCAAAGTTTATGGGTATCGAATCGCTCTCAATCGCGCTTGCGGGAATATCCGATATAACGTCCGATAAAGATAAAAACGGCGCGACCGTTCAGGGTTCCAAAAAGAAAAAGGTAATACAGTATCTTTTGGGGCTGAATTTTACTGACGCTCAACGATTATTGATTCTCTTTATGCAGGGATATAAAATAGGCGACGGCGAGTATAAACGGCTTACGGCAGACAGGGCAAAGCGTATGGTAATATCGTATATTCTGAGCCTAAATAAGGCTACACAGGCGGAAAAAGCGCAACTCGCGCAAATGTGCGGGGTTGAGGTTAAAAACGGCAGAATCGTTACTAAATCGCTCTACGCGGCTAAATAAATTGCGACTAAACGCGGTAAAATGTATGCTATTATATTATGCAGGAGGTAGAGTATGCTTAATATTACTCCGACTGTGCAATCTGAAATTACCAAAATCGTTTGTCCGAACTGCAATGAAAAAGTACCGCGTGTAGGCTTACAAAAGGACAGTAAAGTTCAAGGTCTGACGTTTAGGTGTAAAAAGTGCGGCAGACTATGGACGGTAAAAACTGAATAATATTTGTGCCATATTCCGAGAGATAGAGCCATTGACCGTAAGATACGGTTAGTGGCTATTTTTATTAAAAATCTAAAAAGGAGGACTGCGACTATGAAACAGGGTTCGGGTAACAGATATGCGACCAATAAAGGCGGCATTATCAAGGCTCCCAAGAGCGTGCAGGAACAGCCTAAGGCGACCGTAGTCAAGGGCAACGACCTGAGAAACGGCAAAAAGAAATAATCGAATTTTATAGGAGGACAAACGATTATGCAGGACGAAATCAAGAAACCCGACGAGGAAATCGAGGAAACCGTTGTCGATGACGAGAACGAAACGGTTGACGATTCCGATGACGAGTTCGAGTATGACGACGAGGGTAACATTATCATTCCCGACGTAACGGACGACGAGGACGTTGAGAGCGACGAGCACGCCGCGGACGATAACGACGAAAACTCCGACGACGAGCAGGGCGACGGTTCCGATGACGCCGATAAAGGCGACGGAGAATCGGACGCAGAGCCTGAGGAGTCTACGGACGATACAAAAGATAAGCGTATCGCAGAACTCGAAAACGAGTTAAAAGCCTTAAAAGCGCAGGGCAGAGATACGTTGAAAAAGTTGGGCGCGAAAGAAACGAGCGACGTGCAAAAAGGGCTTGAGGAGTTGGCGGCAGAGGCTGACGATATTCCGTTAGAGGAATACCGCAAAAAGAAAGCCGAAAGCGCGGAAAGCGAGGAGGCGTTGCGCCTCTTGCGCGAAACCGAATTTAAGAAAAAAATGGCTGCCGACCTCGCAGAGGTGCAGGGGTTCTATCCCGAAACAAAAGGGCTGAAAGCGATTACCGAAATAAGCAATTTCGGCGTATTTGCGGAACTCCGCGATAAAGGCTTGACGCCTAAACAGGCATACGCCGCGGCAAACCCTGACGGCGTTCGGGCAAGCGTGGCTAAGTCCGTAAAACAGCAGTTGCTCAACGAAACAAAGGGGCATTTACGCTCGGCGGTGCCGAAAGGCTCCAAAGACAACTCGATTACGATGAGTAATAAGCAGTTGAGCGAATGGCGCGATTTGTTCCCGAATCTGAGCGATAAGGAAATTGTCGCTCTGTACAGACAATCATATCAAAAATAAAAAGGAGAATTTCTATGTTCAAACTCATTAAAATTGAGAATGGCAGAATGAACGTACCCGAACACGTTTACCACGACGTAACGGACGACGAGGCGGTCGAATACGGCGAGGCTCTCGTTTTGGCGTCGGGTAAGTTCACGAAATGCGGTGCAACGGTAAAACCTACGCATATCGCTATGGGCAGCGTTGCGGCAGACGCAACGAAACGCACTCTTGCGGCGGCAAGGGTCGAGGACAATCAACTTTACGAGGTGCCTGTTACGGCGGCTCCTACGGGGCTTACGGCGGGCAGTAAAGTGACTCTGCATACGGACGGCTTGCAGGTAACGGCGACCACCACGAGCGGCGTCGTAACCGTAGAAAGTCTGAACGGTGCGTCGGCGGCGGGAGATATTATCGTCGTCAGAATTATTTAACAGGGAGGACAGACAATATGTCGAATTTTATCTACAGCGCAATGTCGGGCAAAAACGACCCTATGTTCGGTAAGTTTGAACACCCGATAAAGGCACTCATCGAGAACGAATCGAATATCTGTGAAAAGCAGAAAAGCATACTCGATTTTCTTTTCAACGTCGAAAAATCGAGCCGCTACGCCGAAACGATTATGGGCGAGTCCGATTTCGATACGTTCCAAAGCAAACAGGAAGGACAGGGCGCGGAGAACGATAGCGTCGAGCCTACGTTCAAGAAAACGATAGAGCATATCGAATTTGCGAAAGAGTTTACCATTACCCGCAAAATGGCGGACGACGCAAAGTTCGGTATGGGCGCGGATATGAAAAACAAGCCCAAAAAGTTCGTTCGCGCCTACTACAAGACGCGTATCAAAATCGCGGCGCAGGCTCTCATCAACGGCACGGCGAAAGAGATGACGTTCAACAAGGCAAAGGTTGATTTGACTTGCGCCGACGAACTCGCTCTGTTCCATAAGGCGCACCCGTATTCGACGGACAAAATGAAAGGCAAGACGCAGAGCAACTACTACTACGGCGAACTCACGGGCAGCGCAAGCACGCTTGAGGACGCGCTCGGCGTTCTCTCGAATAAGGTGCGCAATTTCAAGGACGAAAACGGCGACGTTATGGAGTATGTCGCGGACACTCTCATCATTCCCTTCAATCGTCCGAAACTCGAAACGCTCGTCAAAAAGGTTGTCGGCTCCGAAAGAACAACGGGCACGGACTACAACGACATCAACACTCAGTACGGGAATTGGACTATCGTCATTTTGTCGGGCTGGGAAACTACGGACGACAGG